CTTTTTGGTCGGTGGTCCGGTAACCACCCTTGGTTCATCCCTAGGAAGAGAGCCTCCCCAGTCAATCGTGCGAGCTCAGTTTGCACCGGATGTATTGGTACAGCCAGACTAGACCTAACCTTCGGTCCAATGGACTTACACGGGAGCTACCCCTTCCAGTTCCATCCCTCCCAGGGGAGGCCTCTTACCTCCACTCACGATTGTGGGTTTTGTGTTCCTCTCAGACACCGTCAGTGACGGCCCCCTTCATTCAGGAGTCCCCGCAACTCCGGAAGCGGATGTCAGGAATTTCCGCCTCGGCACTTTCAGGAACCCAAGCGGTTCCCGTCCTTCTCTTCACCCGCCTTTCGCCTCGGATCCAGTTCCAGACCTTACTGGGAACATGGAGTTTGCGGAGCCTCGCAAGGGCCCGCTGTGTGATTGGGAAATGAACCCGACCACCACGCCCAAGGGCCCGAAGGCTCAATGGGACTCTGTATCCGATACCCCGGTGTTCAATCTTTTCATCGCCGGGTCCACCACTCTCTTGCCAGGCCATTTGCCTGCAAGCTTCCGCCCATTCCTTCGTGTATTTCGATGTCCACTTCCGGCGAGCCACCTCTTTCCACCCAGAGGGTCGACTCCCTTCTCTCACTTTCTTAGATGGAACGTCAGCACGTTCCGGTTGAGAGAGGTAGTAAGTCTCGTGTTCCGTGAGACCACTAGCCTGTAGACATCTTATGCCCACGAAAATCCCCAACCCGCGGTTTATTGAACTGCCTATACCCAAGGCAGTCTTGCGGTGAAACCGTAAGACGCAGGTCCTTATTTCTTCTTTCGCCTCCTTCCAAAATCCCTGGGCACTCTTGAAGAGTCGTGCACCAAGGCTGACCCCATCACCCACCCGCTCGAAGATTGATTTCGACCGGATGACGGGGACCAGAGAAGGTTTCTTTCGTTTCCTACCCTCGAAGAAGGTAGAGTTCAGGGAGAAGAAACGGTGGTGCACCAAGGTCTTTCCTCGTGAGAGTACTAAACCGGCACGTGCCACCGTTCTTGCCCATTCCTCATACTCATCCTTAGAGGCTTGGAAAACGATGTCATCTCCGTTGATCCGGAGAGGCACCTTACGACGAATGGCCATCTTGAAGGCAATGAAATTCGTCAGGCATAGAAGTGGGAAGGATAAGAGGTTGCCCATGAGCTGACCGGCAACCTGGGGGTGTGAGGAGCTGTTGTGTTTCAGCGTCCCCCGGAGGGAGCGAATCGCCTGGTTTTTTACGCCAAGCGGAATGCTGGGAGACCTATTGAAGATGGTCTCAAGTATCTTTTCAGAGTGACAGGAATTGAAGTTGTCTGTGGCCGCTTCATAATCACCCGAGACGAATACCTCGTCCTTTTTCCTTTCAAACTCCTGAAAGGAGTTCACGCGCGCATCGCCCCTCAACAACCACTCTTTCCGTGAGAGATGGTCGTAGAGCAACAGGTGAAGCGGGAGTAGTACTTGCTGTAAGGCAGTTGCTACGGTGACGGTTCGGGACTTACCGCCATCTTCGATGACGAGGACATTGCGCTCCCCAGCCATTTCGACTCCCGTGAGGCACGCTTGGATAAATTCTTCTCGACTCCATTGAGAAAGAACCTCCCCGCGTGCTCCACCCTGTTTCCTACTTCGCTCGGTGCAAGCGTTTCGGGATACAATGACCCGCTGCGCGTAACGTTCGTAGCCGGAATCCCAACCTTTCTTATACAGTGCTGGAATTATCTTGTTCACGGCTGCGCCGAACGCCGGATCTAGGATCTGGTCTCTCCCTAACTTGGCAAAATACGGACCAAGATCACTTGGGGGAGAGGGTAAGTTTTTTCTGAAAAGGAACCGGCTTGCTGCAAGGCTCAGCTGCTTCCGGTCCGTCTTCTCAGTGATTTCCTCAAGTGGTTCTGTACACCACCTCTTGTGGCAGGAAAGATCGCTCTCCGGGGTAGGTGCAGGTTTACCATACACCCTTTCAATTAGACCCACGAAATACTCGACCTTTTTAAGGACCGAGGTTTCCACCCCGACTCCGGGTTTCACGGAGTTACCACGATCGCCCATTGTGCGCGATTTATG